GTCGGCGGAGCTGCCCTGGGAAGTGTTGAATGTGGTGACGCGGCGGATTGTGAATGAGGTGAAAGGGGTTAACCGGGTGTTGTATGATTGTACGGGGAAGCCGCCGGCGACGATTGAGTTTGAATAATAGAAAAACCCTCTATAGTCCTTGTAAAATCAGGGATTGTAGAGGATTTTTTATTGTTTATGATGTTAAAATGATGTTATGATTTAGAATCAAGGCTTTTAGCTATAAAATCTAGATGACTTTCAACTGTAGAAATCTCTTCATCCGTTTGCCTGATTTGTTCATTATGTTTTTTTAACGTGCGTGAGTTAGGAACTAATGAGTCACGACTGGCCTCTTGCCTTCCCTTTTGAATACAAAGGGCTTTTAGGTCTTTTATGCAACTATCATGAGAATCGGAATCTGAAAAGATAATCGCTTGTTTTGGTTCTTTTCTTTGCTTATTAATTTCGTTTTTGATTTTTTTAGTTAAAGGTAGTTTTTCCATTTTATTAATCCTTTCTCCTCAGGTTATTTAGGTCACTGGCCAGCTTCACATCCTTATCTGGATATAGGTGAGAATAAGTGTCCCAAGTTGTCTTAACCGACTCGTGCCCTAGGCGCTCAGATATTTCTATGATATCAAATTTCATTTCAATGAGCAAGCTTGCATGGCTGTGACGAAGGTCATGAACCCGAATGGTTGGCAGCTGAGCAACTTCTGCTTTCTGCTTGATTTCCTTATCCAGAGCATATTTAGTAAAGTAAAAAAGTCTTTCATCGTTATTGAACTCATAGAGCTTGTCTATATAATCATGTATTTCGTCATATAAGAAGTCTGGTATGGCAATGCACCGTTTACTTTTTGGCGTTTTGGGTTCCAGGAACATTTCAACTCCATTCAGTCGGGCATAGTTCTTGCAGATATTTATTCGTTTCTCTGGAAGCACATCTGCCGGTGTAAGTGCCAGCAATTCTCCGGAACGCATTCCCGTATAGAAAAGGATATCAAAAGCCAGTCGCATGGCACTTTTATTTACATGCTTAATAAAGTGCTCGAATTGGTCTTTAGTCCATATGTTCATTTCCTCTGCACTGCCTTTACCGATACTTCCGGCAACCTGACAGGGATTGCTTGTAAGCTTGTAATGCTTTACGGCATAGTTTAAGGCGGCGGAAAGCTGGTTGTTTATAGTTTTTATGTATGTCTGGGAATATGGCTTACCATTCTCGTCTACGGCATTCAAGATTATATTTTGCCATTTCCGGACCGCTATAGTATCTATGTCGCATATCTTCAGCTTTCCAAAATAGGGGAGCAGCTTTCCGTTAATGAGATACCGTTTATTTTCAAAAGTGGTCGGCTTCAAGCGGTGGCTCATGTCTTCCATATAGTTTTCAATCAAACTTGAAAAGAGGATATCACTGCTCTTGCTTTGCTGATCCAAGAAATTCCGCTCATATTCCTTGGCTTCTCGTTGCGTTTTGAATCCTCGCTTGCACTTATGCTTTCGTTCCCCAGTCCAGTCTTTATAATAGAAATTAGCGTACCAGAGCGTGGTTTTACCATCTTTTAATGTGTATTTATATGCTGGCATTATTAATTATCTCCGGAGGAATCTTCATCAGATGAATTGACTATGCGTGCTAATATCTGATATATATATTGAGATTCCTTAGTTTCTAATGGGAATTGTTGTTCCTTGAACTGAAACGCAATACCGTCTTTATATGGTGTAACAGCTGACAAGGTAGTTATCTTCTTATCAAAGGATCCTTTAGGTGCGGAAAATACAACTCTCTTATTTGTAATAGAGAGAACTCCATTTGAGCGCTCTTCTACATCCCCTCTTACTGGTGCGGCCTTGGATGCACCAACACGGTAAGACATACCTTTCATTACCCGGATGCTGACACCATTGCTTCCGCCGGCATATCCGACAACAACATTCTTTGTTTTAACAAAGGTTGCGGCTCCGCAGTAATGGCATGTTTCGCCGTTGGCAAGCATGAGATTATGTGCGGTCAGAACCGGGAGGGCCTGGCTATCCATTAAAGCATTGGGGCGGTTACCCTGGATCCGCTCACCCTTTAATGCGGCCAGGAGATAACGGATGCTATCTATTATCCATCCCAAGCTAAATAACCCCAAAGTGCATAGGTACAAAATTCCCATGCCAATTTTTCTTTCTCTGAATTTATGTACTCCAAGCCATCCGAACAGGAGGCAGATTACAAAATCAGTCCATGCTGTTGTCCATACCATAAAGTGTTCCTCCTTTTGAAATTCATGTATTCTTCCGGGGCATCCTCCGGTACCACTCGAAGGATATTATTTTGCCTCTTTTAACATATTATCTGCTGCAACAGATGAAGAATCTTGTTCTAATTCAAAGCATTTCCCCAAAACTATAGTCCTATCTTTTTTTCCAAGAGAACAGAAGGAGTGTAGTAGATCCATTATTTCCGACGTATTTTTTTTATAGTAAAGGAGTATGAGCTCCTCATCAGCGGTCATTCGCTCTCGGCGTGAGTTATCCAATAAGTAGTCAATAGAAACATTTAATACTTCTGAAAAACGTATCAGCTCCTCTGCAAAGGGTTGCATATTGCCAAACCAAAGCAGATCAAACCGATCTTTACTTATGCCCGTTCTACTAAGAACCTCATTATATGAAAGTTCTAATTCCTCAGCTTTTTTTCTAATATTCCAATTAGTCAGACCTTCTTCGTAAAAGTAATCATCACAGCTTCCTGTAGAGTTTACTTTTTTAAGCCCTAATAAGCAATCAACAGATACATTGTAGTATTCTGCTAATTTAATTAAAATATCAAGTTTGGGGATTCGTTTGTCATTCTCATAGTTTGCAAGAGTACTTTGTTCAATATTTAGTGCCGAACATACCTCTTGCTGGTTTTTCTTCTTTAAATCACGTAACATTTTTAGTTGTTTACCCAGCATTGAATTACCTCCTTACATTTATTTTATCACAATACGAAATAAATCCTAATTGCAATTTGCAATATTTTTTTTATAAACTATTGACAAATATTTCGAATTGCTATAATATATATTTCATAATGAAATACAGAAAGGAGTGATGGAATGACACTTAAAGAATTCAGAGAAGAGAAGGGAATGTCGCAAACAGAACTTGCCAGTCTGGTGGGACTGAAGCAGACAACCATCTCACAGTACGAGAAAGGCTCCAGAAAACCAGATCTTGCAAGGGCAAAAAAGCTATCTGATGCTCTTGGCATTTCTCTGGATGATTTTTTTTGCCTCACAGCATTTCAAAATGAAATATAAGCACATTATAGCAATTGGAGGTGGAAATAAAAATGGCAAATATAACAACGAAGACTAGCTCCAATATCTTCTATCAAGCACGTTACACAGCTGCAACACACAATGAGCAGCTGAGTAGCAGAGAGGGAGCAGCAGATATAATGTCCATTGATAGAGGCAGATTATACAGGATTGAAAGTGGCATTATCAATCCATATCCAGAAGAGATCCAATTAATGGCTGATTTGTATAATGCCCCAGAGTTAGAGAACTATTACTGTACGAATATGTGTCCGCTTGGTAGAGATATGCCGAGGGCTGATGTGGTGAACCTGGACAGAATAGCGATTAAAGCGCTCTCAATATTGCGAAAAGTGGGAGCTACTAAGGAGCTCCTGTTAGATATCACAGCGGATGGGGTGATTTCGGAGGATGAACAGGATGATATGCAGAAGATACTTGAAACGCTGGAAGAAGTGGTGCAGGTGGCACAGACTTTAAAGTTATGGGTTAAGAAAAACATATAGATAGCTTTTGCATGCATTTGCAATCAATTGATATCAAATGATTACAAGCGCACCCGTAATCCAATCTTAATCCAAATCCAAACAGGAATCCAATACATATATTTGTTCCGAATGATATAGGGAGGTGAGAGATGAAAAAGAATGATTGCAGGACTAATGAACTGTTGGCACAGGTGGCGGAACGGTTCGTGCTTCACTCAGAGAAAGCCAAATCAGGCAACCCGTTAGTAAGTGAAATGGCACAGATGATGTGTGATGTAGAAATATGGGAAATGTGGACATTGATTTATGAGTAAAGGAGGAACTTCATGGAGACTATGGCAACGGCACCAGGCGTGATTTCCATTCCGAACAAGTGCTACTGCGGAGTTGAAGAAGTCATGGAACGACTTGGTTGCAAAGAAAATAAGGCATACGAGATGATACGCGCACTGCGAGAGGAATTGATAAGTGCCGGGAAGCTCACACCGGAATATCCACAAGCTAAGGTACCACGTAAATACTTTTTTGAGAGGTGCATGATTGAAGAATAGAAGGAGGTAGTAAGATGGCATATTACAATGTTTGTCCTGATTGCGGTTCGAATCTGGATCCGGGCGAAAGATGTGATTGCAAAACAGAAGTGGTTAAAAAACAGGAATTTTATGGTAGATATTTAAAGACAGAACCGAGAGCCGGGCAACTGGCATTCGTGTTTGACAGCCGGGAGGTTGATTATGAAAGAAAAAATCATTGTTAGCCTATTTTCGGTGATTGGAATTGCAGTTTTGTCCATCGTAGCTTTAGCGAACTCTTCCAATGAAACCTTGGCTGCAAAGCTAACGGTGTGTGCTATGGAAATTACGACGGGGGAAAGCTTACAGGTAATTCCGGTACCGGATACAGCAGAGGCCGTCGTAGTAGATGAGAGTGTAGCACCGGAAATTTTTGAGGGGGAGGATGCTTATTTACTTGCAAAAATCGCTATGGCAGAGGCGGAGGATCAAGACACGAAGGGAAAAGCCCTTGTTATCAGAGTTGTTCTTAATCGGGCGCAGGACGATACTTTTCCGAACAGCATCAAGGCGGTGATTTATCAGCCCCGGCAGTTTAGTCCGATAACCAACGGCCGGTTCGATAGGGTAGAGCCAGATGATGATTGCTGGGAAGCGTTACGTATGGTAGAGATAGACCATTGGGATGAAAGCATGGGGGCCCTGTATTTTGAGAGCAAGAGCACTTCCAAGTGGCATAGAGATAATTTGAAATTTCTATTTCAATATGGTGACCATTATTTTTACACAGAAAGGGAGTGATGATTGTGTTTAAGCGACAGATTATTAGAAATTTGGTAGAAGCCGGATATGCGCTGGCGGTCACATTCGCAATTGGCAAATGGGCTATTTATTACGCATATCTGGAGAGAGGATATGAGGCTATTGGCGGGGAACGGCTTTTGATTCTCATAGCATATTTGGTGGCATATATGGCCATACACTATTTATTTGATGTTTTGGAGGAAGCAGGATATGAGCGACGACGTAAAAAAAGAAGAAGTAGAAGCGCTGTTGGGATACGAGATTACAGCCCAACAATTTGAAGAGGCATTGAAATATGCCCGACATAAGCAGGAGTACATATATCAGAGCGAGGGAAGAACGGTTACCTTGCAACAATGGTATCTTGTTAAGCTTACGGAGGAATATGTAAGAAATCTTGCTTTTTCTAAATTCACTATGGATTTATGCAGAACGCTTTCAGATATGGAAAAAGAGCACCTTTTAAATTACAAAGGCGCCCAATTGGATAACCATATTGTAGCAGTTACTGCTTTATAAATCAAGCAAAATTTACAATATGGATATGGAGGTAATGATTTTATGAACAATTCAAATGCATTGGCTGAAATTCAGTCCAAGTATCAAAACTGCAATCTGCTGATACCAGCAGCAACATCTGTGCAGATTAATCCCTTTTATAAGTGCACTGTCATGGAAGTCGTGGCAGATATTTCAAAGAATTCCGGCGACATATTCAGCGTTGGGAGGGTAAAGGTCGGAGAGGATGGATATGGAAAAGGTATCTATGCCGACGTTTATTCTCCGGCAAAGCCACTCCTTATGAAGTTGGCAACTGCCGCAGGCATCCAGTTCCACCCGGAGTACACCACTGTTATAAGAGAAAATACAAATACCTATGTGGGAAAGGCATATGGAGCAGTAAGGCTTCCTGACGGGACATTTAAAACACACGCAGAAACAAAGCGTATTTGTCTGGATGATGAAGAATTAAAGTTTCGCCTTGAATTCATGGATAAGTCCATTATGGGTATACATGATTGGAAAGCTGCTAAAGCTGCAGCGGAAATGTTTAAGGGAGAATGGAAAGAGGATCCGGAGAAGATGAACCAGTGGGATAAACCGGAGAAATACTATGTGATCGCTGACTGTGATAGAGAAAAGTATATTGAACGCTCCATTCTGGTAAATATGACACTCCTTAGAAAGACAGCATCTGAAAAGGCACAGACGGGAGCAATCTTACGAGTTATCAGAGCTCTTTTGGGAATAAAGGGTACTTATTCCATAGAGGAATTGAAAAAACCTTTTGCAGTGCCAACGGTCAATTTTTCTCCGGATTACTCAGATGCTTCAGTAAGACAGGCTATGTTACAGCAAGGTATGAGTTCCATGGGAAATATGTTTGGAACTGCATCTGCACTGCCGGCAGCATCACCATTTGTTAATGAGGCATTTAATGACACTTTTGATCCAGAGGATAACATTGATAATCCAGCATTTGCTTCTCAGTGTAATCAGGAAGAAGATTACCCTGCTGATTACCAGCAGGAAGAACTACATCAGGATGAATCCCCTGGCTATTATTGCGATGGTTGCGGGGCAGAAATCAACGAGAGAGTGTATGAATACTCTTTGAATAAGTTTGGAAGGCCGCTTTGCATGAAGTGCCAGAAAGGAACCGGCAAATAATGAAGATTATAAAAATTTCTACTGATTTGGAAATGACAACTCATGAGTATCCTAAAGGGAATTATTCACAGCAGAATGAAGTATTGAGAGAACTCATTGGAAACGGGTGCGATTGCTATGAGCATGTAATGCCTGTGAGGTTATATAAAGAACTGCACCAGCGAAACCAGCCTACAGAAATTGCCGGACAGTGTGTAAGTATGTTGATTGATGAATGTGGGCTTTTGAAAGATGGAATGGAACCCAATCTGATTGCAAGTTACCTCTATGAAGCAGACCGGCATAATGTTCCTATTATGGGAAATGTACTGTTCGTGGGAGAGGGATGGACTGGTGATGGAATTGACTTCTGCGGCATTGAGGAATCGGTATTTAAGACATTAGAGCTGCAGCTTAATAACATGATCCATGTAATGAAAGTGACAAAGGAGGCATTAGGGATATGAAAATTTTGCATACAGCAGACTGGCATTTGGGAACATTCCGAAGCCCAGTCAAGGACGGAGTAAACCTTCGTACAGAGGATACCAATAGATGCCTGGATGAACTGGTAAGGGTTGCGAAAGAAGAAATGCCGGATTATTCCCTGATAGCGGGAGATATATTTCACGTTGGCCGCCTGTGGTCCGACAGATGTTGTGATGAAATTGTCACAGCCATTCATTACATCAGAAAGCTGGCGGCAGTATCAAAGCAGGTCATTGTGATGCGTGGTACTCCTAATCATGATGGAACAGGGCAGTTTAATGTTCTCAGAGAAATGTTTGCAGATTACCAGAATGTGCATATTGTGACAACTCCACAAGTGATTTCCCTTAGCGATGTGGATATTGCAGTCTTGCCGGGCTTTGATAGGGGAGTCTACAGAGCAAAGCTCCCGGGGTTTTCCAAAGAGAAGGAAAACGAAGTATTCACACAGGAACTTTCTAATATTGTCCTCGGGCTGAAAGCGCAATGCAATCTGGAAAAAAGATGCGTATTAATGTCTCACTACACTGTTCCTGGTTGTAATACGGAGAGTGGACAGATAATGATGCTTACTCAGTTTGAACCTGTCATTCCGCAGGAGGCATTGCAGGCGGCAGATTTCAGCCTGGTTGCATTAGGACATATCCACAGACCGCAAAGAGTGACTATCAATAATTGGTTCTATTCCGGTGCGATAAATGCCATAACTTTCAATGATGAGGGGCAGGAGAGAGGATTCTGGATACATAATGAACTCCCACTTGACGGATGGAGGAGCGATTTCCACAAGGTTCCAAGCAGAGAATTTTTAACTATTCATTTGAATGATGATGATATCTATGGAATCAACAATGGAAGTATTGATTTTGTTGCAACGCAGAAATGGAGAGGGGATATCGAAGGTAAACTTGTCCGGGTACAATACACCTGTTCATTGGAGAACAGCAAGGCTTTAAATACAGTCATTCTTGAACATGAGCTGCTTGACGACGGAGCATTCATGGTGTGGGAAATGCTGCCGGAAAAAATAGATGAATTTGCTAACCGTACAGAGTTAGCAAGTACGACAGATCCAGAGCTGAATCTTAGAAAATATCTGGAAGAAAAACAGTATCCGGAAGAAAAAATACAGGAACTGATTTTAAAAGCAAGACCTATCATTTCAGAAGCAGAGGCGAGCATGACTACTGCTGCTAATACTGGATTATTTGAACCAGTGGAGATTGTGGTTAAGAATTATCGCAATTATGAAGAAGAGCTTTTTAATTTCGAGGATATCAGTTTTTGTACGATTAACGGGCAGAATGGTGCTGGAAAGAGCAGCCTGTTTATGGATGCCATTATTGATTGCCTGTATGAAGAGCCAAGAGAGGGAGAGAAGACTGGCTGGATCCGGAATGATGAAAAGGCACGTTCCGGCTCCATTATGTTTACTTTCCGAATTGGA